GCAAACTCGCCCTCATCGCTGGCATCTCGCCCATGTCGGGTAATTTTGTGCGATGAGGTTGATCGGTATCCGCTTTCTGCTGGGACTGAAGGCGATCCAGTGTCGTTGGCCAAGAAGCGTTCAACTACGTTCTGGAACCGCAAGATTATCATGGTCAGTACACCAACTGACAAGGGTGCAAGCCGGATTGAGGCTGCGTATGAAGAAAGCGACAAGCGCAGATATTTCGTTCCGTGCCAAGACTGCGGGGAGCATCAAGTCCTAAAGTGGGCAAATGTGAAGTGGGAAGAGGGAAAGCCTGCTTCTGCGGAGTATATTTGTGAGCATTGTGGGAGCTGCTGGAACGATGTGAAGCGTTTTGCGGCTGTCAGGTACGGTGAGTGGCGCGCTACCTCCGAGGGCGATGGAAAAACTGCTGGTTTCCATCTCTCTGGCCTATATTCGCCCTGGACGCCGATGGAAGACACGGTGAGGGACTTTCTGGCCTCAAAGAAAGACCCAATGAGGCTTAAAACCTGGGTGAACACGTTTCTGGGTGAGACATGGGAAGAGCAAGGCGATAGGATTGATGAGTTCGACCTGATGGATCGCCGGGAAGATTGGGGCGATGAGTTACCGTCGGAGGTCTTGCTGATGACTGCTGGCATCGACGTTCAGGATGATCGATTAGAGATTGAGGTCGTTGGCTGGGGCCGGGGCGAAGAGAGTTGGTCCATCTCGTATGATACGCTGTATGGCGACCCATCGACATCGGAATTGTGGATCAGGCTTGACAGCTTGCTGCAAAAGACTTTTACGCATCCGCTTCACGGCGAGATGGTCATTAGATCGTCCTGCATTGACTCCGGCGGTCACTACACGCAGCAGGTTTACAATTATGCTCGACAGAGGGCGGGGCGCAGGGTTTTTGCAATCAAGGGTATCGGCGGCGAGGGGAAGCCGATCATTGGCCGTCCAAGCAAGAATAATATAGGAAAGATCAACCTTTTTCCAGTAGGGACTGACACCGCCAAGGAATTAGTGTATGCTCGGCTCAAGATGACGGATGAGGGTGACGGCTANTGCCACTTCCCANAGGATCGAAATGCGGAATATTTTCGCATGTTGACCGCTGAGAAGAAGGTNACNAAGTATTTTAAGGGTCGCCCAAGACGTGAGTGGGTTAAGATCAGGCAGAGGAATGAAGCCTTGGATTGTAGAGTTTACGCTACCGCCGCATTGGCCGTGTTGAACCTAAATATTGAGGCAGTTTACAAGCAGGCACAAAATAGGTTATTATCCGACGAAACTTCACGTCCGTCTAGGGGTCCAAGAATGCCTAAACGTAGCGGCTTTGTGCATGGGTACAAATAATGGCAAATCTTTTCGACTCCACTAATGCTCCTGAAGGCGAACCATTCGAAATAGTGGTTGGCGACTTTTTGCAATGGAAGCGTAGCGATTTAGTCGCTGACTATCCTGCCGCCACTCACTCTGCTGAGTATGTGGCCAGGGTAACTCAGGGCGGGAGTAGTGAGATCAAGCTGGCTGGAGTTGGTAGTGAGACTGAGTACCTGTTCACCGTTGATAGTGATACATCTGAAGACTTCGACCCAGGCTACTATCACTGGCAGCTTGAAGTCACTGAGACTTCCAGTGGCAATCGCATCGTTGTCCAGCGCGGTGAATTTAGGGCTGTTGCTGATCTCGATGTAAACGGGGCTGACCCTCGGACGCACTCAGAGGTGATGCTGGATAAGATTGAAACTATACTTGAAGGCAAGGCTGACAGCGATGTCTCTAATTACAGCATTGCTGGGCGCTCTTTGACGAAGATGACTTTTGACGAACTGATGGTCGCGCGTGACAGGTATCGTCAGGAGGTTCTCGCCTATCGTCGCAAGTTGGCGATAAAGAGCGGCAGAGCAAGCGGAACAACTGTAAAGGTTAGATTTAGCTAATGGGCATTTTGGACATCTTCAGTCGGTCTAAAAAGCCGCAAAACCGCAGAAACTATGCAGCCGCCAGCAAAGGGCGGCTTTTCGCTGACTTTAACGCAAGCAATCGCAGTGCGGACAGTGAGATATATCCTGTCCTGCGTGACTTGCGGAACCGCTCCCGTGATCTTGAGCGCAACAACGAATACATGCGTAGATATTTGCAGCTTTTGCGGACCAATGTCGTTGGTGAGGCTGGCATCCGTCTTCAGATGAAGGCCCGCAATCCAGACGGCGGGATGGATATGGGCGGCAACAACATTGTTGAGAATGCTTGGGCTGAGTTCTGNCGNTATGGCGGNCCTACTNTCGATGGTCAGATGTCCATGATTGATTTGCTCAATCACGTCATCACTGGCGTTGCGCGTGATGGCGAAGTGTTCCTAATGAAGGTTCGCGCGAATTATTTGCGTCAGGGGTATGCTCTGCAATTAATTGAGCCGGACATGATTGACGAAGATCACAATGAGCGCGTCAAAGGCGGCAACCCGATCCGCATGGGCATTGAGATTGATGAATCAACCCGTCGCCCTGTGGCTTATCATGTTTTGACGGCCCACCCTGGTGATTACGATTACACTACGCTGGCCAACGGTAAGAAGCGCACTCGCATTCCTGCTGAGAGGATGATGCACATTTACCGTCCAGATCGTGCGGATCAGACGCGAGGGGTGCCTTGGTCAGTTTCCGCTATAGCCTCGCTGAAGATGCTTCACGGCTATCGTGAGGCTGAACTGGTTGCTGCCCGTGTTGGCGCTGCGAAGATGGGTTTCTTTACTTCACCTGCGGGCGATGGTTTCACCGCTGACGGCTATGAGGATGATGTAACGCCGATCTATGATGCAGAGGCGGGTACGTTCCACCAGCTTCCGGCTGGCGTTGATTTCACTGCGTTTGATCCTACGCATCCAAATTCAGCCTTCGCTGACTTTGAGAAGGCTGTCTTGCGTGGTATCGCGGGCGGTTTGGGTATTAGCTATACCTCACTGGCCAATGACTTGGAGGGTACGTCTTATTCGTCAATCCGCCAGGGCGCGCTTGAGGAGCGTGATTTCTATCGCACCTTGCATCGGTTTATGATCGACCACTTCATTGATCCTCTGTTCCGCGAGTGGCTTGAGCATGTTATGGGCTTTGGCGTTATTCCGATCTCAGGCACAAATAAGATCGCCAAGTTCAGCGCAGGCATATCTTGGCGTGCGCGCGGCTTCCAGTGGGTTGACCCGCTGAAGGAGATCAATGCGGCAGTTGTCGGCTTGCAGAACGGCATCTTGAGCCACACTGACATCGCTGCCAACTATGGCCGTGATGCTGAAGAGACCTTTGCCCAGATACAGCGTGACAAAGAGATGGCTGATGCGTTCAACCTGAAGATGGCTTACGAGCCGTTTGGCGACAAGCAGCCAGTCCCGGCGGAGGTTGAAGTCAATGACGAATAAACCAACCAGCGGAATGGTATCTGAGGCTAAGAAGGGCTTGGATTGGCGTAGCGAATATGGTCGCGGCGGCACTGAGGTTGGCATAGCTCGTGCGCGTGACATCTCAAACGGCAAGAACTTGTCTGACGATACTGTCAAGCGAATGTATTCTTTTTTCAGCCGACATGAGGTTGATAAGAAGGCCGAGGGGTTCCGTCCTGGCGAGGATGGCTATCCATCAAACGGGCGCATAGCCTGGGCACTCTGGGGCGGCGATGCTGGCTTCAGTTGGTCGCGCAAATTAGCTGATAGAATGGAAAAGGAACGCTCTATGGAAAATGTCGGAAATTCTGATATAATGCCCGAAAATACCGAGGGCGAAGTTATGGTTGATGAAGTTGAAGTGCGAGCCGAGCCTGATGGCTTGAGTGTTGGCGATTATGTTGAGTGGGACAGCTCCGGCGGCTCTGCTTACGGTCAGGTTAAGCGCATTGAGCGTGATGGTCAGATTGATGTGCCTGACTCTGACTTCACCGTCAACGGCGATGCAGAAGACCCAGCCGCGTTGATCGAGGTCTACCGCGAAGGTGAAGACGGCTATGAGGCTTCTGGCACAATGGTCGGACATCGCTTTAGCACATTGACCAAAACGTCTGAGCGGTCTGCCCCTGAGATAGAAGAGCGTTTCAACCGTGACAGCATGGAAACCCGTGCTATGGACGGTGGCGCTGATGTCATCGACGTTGAGGCCCGCCGCGTTAAGATTGCTGTATCCTCTGAGGAGCCAGTTGAGCGTGGATATGGAAATGAAGTTTTAGATCACTCTGAGCGCAGCATTGACCTGTCGTTCCTGAATAGTGGTCGCGCTCCTTTGCTGCTGGATCACGATCCTCGCCAGCAGATTGGCGTTGTGGAATCAGTCACATTGGATGGCTCGGCGCGTAGATTGCGTGCGACGGTTCGTTTTGG